CTAAATCTTATCCGCGTGGTGCAGCAGGACAAACTTGTCCCACAGCTGCTCCTGGCTCTCACCGTGCGCCGGATCCTTGAGAATGGTATTGGGGATAGGGCAGACCTTCTGACACGTCGGCGTCTCGTAGTGGCCGACGCACTCCGTACAGCGATCGCTGTTAATCTCATAAACGCTCTCACCCATCGAGATGGCCTCGTTCGGACACTCGGGTTCGCACATATCGCAGTTTATGCATTTTTTGGTGATCAGCAACGCCATCGGAAAATCTCAGAAGCTACACAAGCAGGGCGGGTATTATACGCCCGATTTGTGCTCAGACCAGTTTTTTCACCGGGGTGTTTACCGTGCCGATTGCCGTCACGTTTCTGCCTCTTTCAGACAGCAATAGCTTTTTTTGCCCGGCGGCGATGAATAAAAACAGGTAAAGATGCACCTCCTGATAACGTTCAAACCAGGGATAGAATGATGCGCGATATACAACAGATTTTAGAGCGCTGGGGCGGGTGGGCCGCCCAGCATAATACGGCGGTAAATTGGTCACCCATCGCGGCAGGGTTTAAAGGGCTGATCGGCGCTCCTGCCTCCTCTCGCCCCTCATGCTGTGATGATGACGGTTTGATTATCGATGGCTGCATAAGTCGTCTGCAGCAGATACGCAAATCTGAAGAGCTGAATGCCATCATGCTTTATTACGTTCACGGGCTATCAAAACGTGAAATTGGGCGCAGAGTTAAAACCTCGGAGCGCGAAATAAGGCGCGTGATAGAGACCGCGGAAGGCTTTATCGAGGGGTGCCTCTGTATGCTTGGCGTCTCACTGCAAATGGACCCTGAGGTGACTAAACTGCCGGATGAAGAAAGTGCTCATGCGGGCCGCAAAAAGCGTGTCAGACTGGTATGAGTTGATTTTACAACTTCAACCAAAAGCCCCGAACTCTCGGGGCTTTTTTTATGCCCGTCACTGTTTGATGGAGGCCTTTCCCTTGAGCAATAACACCAGTACAGAACCGGGCTGGTTAACGCCCACCAACTGCGATCCGGATTACGATGAGACGCTTGATGCGCTACTAGGCCAATGGATAAGCAGCGTGTCCGGCCTGCCAGCGGACAACGTATGTCCTCGGTGGGGAAGTGACCCACCATTAACGCCGTCTGCGGGAACAGCGTGGTGTGCATTCGGTATCACGGGATGGGCCAGTGATGGCAGCCCGGCCTTTACTAACCAAACAGAAGAAGAGGTGCAGTTCTGGCGTCAGGAAACCTTTGAGTGTACGGCATCGTTTTATGGTCCAGCGGGTATGACATTTGCCGCCCGTTTTCGCGACGGCATTGCTGTTCCACAGAATAACAGCGGGCTGAATACGCTGGGTTTTTCGCTGATCGATTATGTCTGCCTGACGCCCTGTCAGGAGCTTATCGAACAAACGTGGGTTCGCCGCTATGACATGACAACGCAGCTGCGTCGCAAAATTGCGCGCAAATACGCTATTCAATCGCTGGTGGCAGCACCAGTCACCCTTTCTGGAGAATAAATCATGACCCAGGGCTTACCCCTTTCCAGTGTTGTAAACGTAGATGTAGTCATGTCACCGACGGCGGCGACAGGCCGTAACTTTGGCTCACTGCTGATCCTTGGCTCCTCTACAACAATCTCTGCAGCAGAGCGCATCCGTCTTTATGCCTCGATCGCCGATATTGGCGATGATTTCGGCGTTAATAGCCCGGAATACGCAGCGGCGCTGGTTTACTTCAGCCAGTCGCCTCAACCGGAAGAGGTCTATCTTGGCCGCTGGGCGAAGACGGCTGACGCGGGTGAAGAGGAGACGGAAACTATTCTCGACGCCGTTAATGCCTGCCTGAACTATTCTGACTGGTATGGACTGATTATCGCCGATGAGGTGATCAGCGGCAGCGATGTGCTTGACGCAGATGATGTTGTTAGCGTTGCCGCGATTATTGAGGCTGCCACGCCGAGCCGAATTTTTGGCGTCACCTCTGGCGATGCCGGGATTATCAGCACAACGGTAATGACCGATGTCGCCTCGCGGCTTAAGTCTGGCCGCTATGGACGCACGTTTTTACAGTACTCCATCAGTAGCCCCTATGCCGCAGCTTCCGCCTTTGGCCGGGCCTTTACCGTCAACTTCAACGCCAGCAATACCACTATTACCCTGAAGTTTAAGCAGGAGCCGACGGTGACCTACGAGACGTTGAATATCGCTCAGGCGTCGGCAGTGGATGCAAAAAACGCTAACGTCTTTGTCTACTACGCCAACGATACGGCCATTCTTCAGCAGGGTGTCATGGCAAACGGCGATTTTTTCGACGAACGCCATGGGCTCGACTGGCTGCAAAATTACGTGCAGACCAACCTTTATAACCTGCTTTACACCAGCCCCAGCAAAATTCCCCAGACCGATGCCGGCGTCACGCGCCTGCTCGCTGGCGTAGAGCAGTCGATGGATCAGTCAGTCAACAACGGTCTGGTTGCGCCTGGCGTCTGGAATGGGGGAGCGATAGGTCAACTCTCTTCCGGCGATACGCTAACCAAAGGTTATTACGTCTATGCGCAGCCGCTTTCTGCTCAGGCTCAGGCAGATCGGGAGGCGCGTAAATCTCCGCTGATTCAGGTGGCCTGCAAGCTGGCAGGCGCTATTCATTACGCAGATGTTCAAATCAACGTCGTTCGCTAAGGAGCAACCAGATGGCAACCTACTCTTTTCTTGACGTCACCGCGACGCTTACCGGACCGACGGGCATTATCGATTTCGGTCAGGGATCGGCTAATGCTTCGGAGGGGATCACCCAGACCACCGGCGGCAGCATGAATACGATGACCGTAGGGGCTGATGGGGAAGTGATGCACAGCCTACACGCGGATAAATCCGGCACTATTACGGTATCACTGCTTAAAACCTCGCCAGTAAATAAAAGATTATCACTGGCCTATAACGCGCAGATTTTGTCGGCCGCGACCTGGGGAAATAACGTAATTGTGATCCGCAACACGGCCTCTGGCGACATCCTGACGGCGCGTGGGTGCGCGTTTCAGAAGCATCCCGACTTTAACAATGCAGCCGACGGCGGAACGGTAGATTGGGTATTTGACTGCGGAAAAATCGACCGCCTGCTCGGGGAGTTTTAAGCATGGAGTTTGCTATTGATGGCGTGACGTACCGTATCGCAAAGCTCAACGTATTCGAGCAGCTGAAGGTCGCCCGCAAGATGCTGCCGGTGCTGGCCAGCCTGGTCGCTGATTTCCGCGCGCTTCAGGAGAGGATAGGCAATAACGACAGTGAAGGGGCGATCGCGACCGTCCTGCCAAGGATTGCCACTGCGGTAGCAAGCCTTAACGATGAGGATGTTAACGCGATCCTTTTTCCCTGCCTTTCAGTGGTCTCCCGGCAACATATGAAGGGCTGGGTGCCTGTTTTCCAGCACGGCGAAATCGCCTTCGACGATATTGAGCTGCTGACGCTGTTGCAGCTGGTGGCGCGGGTGGTCGCCGACTCGTTGGGAAATTTTTTGCAAGGACTCCCTACCGGCGGGACGCCAGCCCAGCCGGTAGCGTAGCGTTAAACACACTGCCTGGCGGAGAGGATTTTATTCTGCGCCCGGCCCTCGCCTTTCAGATCGATCAGCGAGATCTCGATAGCGGCGCGGTCGATCTCTGCCGCATCGCCTTACTGAACGACTATCTCGATATGCGCGAGGATAACGACGCCAGAGTAGATAAGTGGAGGGCAGCCAATGAGTATTAGCACAGATGCAGTTAACGATTTTCTTCGCTCGCTGGGTTTCGATATCGATCAAATAGATGCCGATACGCTTACGCTACTGTTCGAACGGATCGTAGCGGTCTTGCCAGCAGTCAGTAGTGTATCTCAACGTAGCGCCTCTTTTGTCCCGCAGGTTGCAAAGCATCTGGAGAGTGTTGGCAAGGTAGCGCAGCATGTCTATGGGACAATGACGCCTATGCTTGTGGCGGCCGGAGAGGTCTATGACGTTTATAGAGTAACAGAGAGTAACAGCCTGTCCGACAGGGTAAATACCCCCGCTGAACGTAGTCGAAGCACGCCTGTAAAAATATTGCGTGAAGGGATACGGAGGGGTTGCTCAGGCAGTAATCCACATGTTGTAAACCGTGAACCAGTAACCACGACACAGGCTAAAAAAGCGAGCGCGCCTGTTCAGTATAGCGAAATCCCGCTACGACCACCTTCCGCCGCCCGATCCGGTGGTAAGGCAACAGACTGGATCGCAGCGAGCGTTCACTCGCTACAGCGTCTCTACCAGCCTGCAGCCTGGCTGGTGCAAAGCCAGATGTTCACTCAGCGAGAAGGTGAACGGTTAGTTCTATGCGATATCAGCGCGGAGGCGATATCTCAGCTCTTGAATATCGCCGTGCAGAATATCGCGCTGCGCGGCGGCACTCTCTCTGTGCTTAATAGTTCCGTCTACAGTGCCGCTAGCCATCTCAACCTTACCCAACAGCGATCCCGGAACGTCAGGAACACAACATCCGTTCAGCAGCAGAACACCTATAACATTTACGGCAGCCAGGCCCTTGAAATCGCCTCTGAGGTAGAGCTGCGTCAGCACTCAGCCAATGCACGGATAATGCGTGCCAACCAGAACGGGATAGGGTAATGGATATTCTCTCAACGCTGTTTCAGCAGTCAACCCGCAGTCTGGCGGGCTTTATTATCCCCAGCGTGGTTATTTCGGAGAAGCACACCGATAAGCTGACCATTACCGAGCATCCTGTTGAGGTGGGTGCACCGGTCGCCGATCACGCCTACATGCTGCCAGCGGAGGTGGTCATGGAGGTAGGGTTTGCGGGCGGCGGTGCCCTGCTCGATTTCGCCGCCGATCTCACCGCAACAAACCTGCTCAGTCTGTCGCCGAAAGAGGTTTATCAGCAGCTACGGAATCTACAGAAGAACTTTACTCTCTTTAACGTCGTCACCGGGAAACGCATTTATAAGGATATGCTGCTTAAAGGAATAGAGGTGAATACGAGCGTCGATACTGAAAATGTCCTCTCTGCCACTTTGACCCTGCGTCAGATCGTATTCTCGCGAACGAAGCCTATCGTCGTGGCAGATAAAGCGGAGATGACCGAGGGAGTCAGCACCTCACCGGTCATCAATGCCGGAACCAAAAACCTGAAGCCAGCGGATAAGGTGTTAAAAAACCCAGGGAGGATCCAATGAGCGTATCTGAAATTCCGCTTAACCCCGATAACCAGACGTTCAGCATTGATATTGCCGGAAAGAGCTGGTGGATAAGCCTTATCTGGCGCGATCTCTGGTGGGTGATGAACCTTGCCGATAGTCGCGGCAACGCCGTGATCTCCGGTATCCCGCTGGTAACGGGGGCGGATCTGCTGGCGCAGCACGCCTGGATCGAACTCAACTTTGCGCTGCGGGTGGCGTGTGATGACAGCGCCCAGGTCTATCCGACAAAAACGGATCTTGGTATCCGCTCTCATCTTTATGTGATTACGGAATAATGCAATGACAGTTAACTGGATGCGTCACTTTGAGCTGCAGCTCACGGACGACAGCGGCACGGGTATTACCCTGAGCGACCTCAGGGTGGTGTTCAACATCGACTGCTTTAACATCAGCAGCCAGACCTCGGTGGGCACCTTCAAAATCTATAACCTCGCTGACGACACGGCGCAGAAGATAGTCGGCCAGGGGCTGACCCGTATCCGGGTGCTGGCCGGATATGACGGGCTGGCGGAGAGGGGCGGCAGCAATCACGGCCTGATATATTCCGGCGACATCCGCTACGCCTCGGTGGGCAGGGAGAGCGCGGTGGACACTTACGTACTGATACAGGCGGGGGATGCGGACCTGGCGTTTTCGAATGCGGTAACCGTGCACACCCTGGCGGCGGGGTATACCGTGGCGGACATGAACCGTGTCCTGATGCAGGACTTTGCCCGCTACGGGGTGACGGAGGGGCGGACCCCGGCGATGCCGGCGAAGGTGTATCCGCGCGGACGGGTGCTGTTCGGCAAGACCCGGTGGCTGATGGATGAGGTGGCCCGGCAGTGCAACGCCAGCTGGATGTTTGTTGACGGACAGCGGGTGATGCTGGCGAAGGGGGAGTACATGCACGAGGCGGTGGAGCTGAACAGCGAAACCGGGCTGGTGGGCACCCCGACGCAGACCATCGGCAAGGGGCTGAACGTGCGGTGTCTGATAAACCCGAAAATCCGCACAAACGGCCTTATACGCCTTACACAGGGTGAGGTTATCATCAACCAGCAGAGCCTGCCTGCTGCGGAAGTTGCGAAGGGCAGCGGACACAGAGGTGAAAGTATCAAGAACGGTAACGGGCAGGCGGCGCTGCCGGACCCGAAAGCGCGGCTCGCCAGCATCGCGACCGACGGGGTATATATTGTGCGCGGAATTAACTACCGGGGCGACACCCGGGGCCAGGAGTGGTATATGGATATGGTGTGCGAAGCCCGCGGGGCTGAGGATTTAACGAATCCACAAGTTAAGGGGCAGAATTAATTATGAAAATATCTATTCTCTTAATGTTGTTTCCTTTGGCTGGCTTTGCAGCTAAAAATGAAAGTGTAATACAATGTTCAGGTTATAAATTAGAGTTTATTGTAGGCGCCAGGCTTAAAGTAAATGGGGAGTTCGTCACCTCCCAAAAAAACACGCTTCTTGGGAATTCCGGTGAAGTAATAGAAATGACCCTGATGCCCGCCAGCGACGGCAATAATTATGGGTTCGAGTATGTCCACCGGCCAAATAGCGAAACTCGATTCCTCAACGTACAGCTCCTTCAGGCTGATATGGATGCACCGCCGATTATCGGGTCATTCCCCTGTAAGAAAATATCCGGATAGAAATACAGTACGCACAAACGGCCTTATACGCCTTACACAGGGT